ATGAGCGGATTTTGCGGGTTTACCGGCCCGGGAGATGGCGAACACACCGTTATAAAAAACATGGCGGAACGAATTGTACATCGCGGGCCTTACGGCGCGGATTTTTTCGTGTGCGACGAAATTTCGATGTCGGCGCGAATTGACTTCACCGGCAGCGAATTTTTGACAAAAACAAGCGCGTATGTCGTTGTTTTCGACGGCGAATTATATAATTTTGAAACTCTGAAAGCCGACATCGAAGCTCGCGGCATAAAAATCGAAACCGAAACCGAGGTTTTAATACATTTGTACGAGAAAAACGGCGAAAAAATGCTGCATTTGCTTCGCGGGCCTTTCGCTTTTTTAATTTACGACCGCAAAAAAGGCGAAATTTTTGCCGCGCGCGATTCTTTCGGAATCAAGCCGCTGTATTACGGCGTTTTCGGCGGCGAAATCTTGTTTTCGTCGGAAATAAAATCGTTTCAGGAGCATCCCGGGTTTGAGAAAAAACTGAATCGCGTCGCGTTGGAACAGTACCTTTCGTTTCAGTATTCCGTTCTCAGCGAAACATTTTTTTCGGGCGTTTTCAAGCTGCCGCCCGCTCATTTTATGCGGGCAAAACGCGGCGCGGTTTCCGATTTCGACATCAAGGTTTCGCGTTGGTGGCAGGCGATGTTTGAGCCGGATGAGCGCGTGACCCTTGATGACGCCGCCGAGGAAATCGACGCGGCGGTATCGGAATCCGTAAAGCTCTGCGCCCGCGCCGATTTTCCTGTTGGCGCGCTTCTTTCCGGCGGCGTTGATTCGTCGTACATTGGCGCCGCCGCCCGCCCGCGCCAAGCGCGGAATGAGAACCGGGGGAATGAGTCAGCGGCGGCGCATTCTCTCGAAGCCGGTTCGGCGACGGTGACCGGTGGCAGTCTGAGTGAACAGCGCGTTGAGCAAGCATTTCATGTGCCGCCCGGGCATGAGTCAGAGGCGGCGCATTCCCCCGAAGCCGGTTCGGCGACGGTGACCGGTGACAGCATGAGTGCGCAGAGTACGCAACGAGTTGAGCAAGCATTTCACGTGCCGTCCGGGCATGAGTCGGAGGCGACGCATTCCCCCGAAACCGATTCGGCGACATCGGCGCACACGGAGGAACACATATCGGAAAATGCGCAGGCAACTCCGGTTGAAGCGCATTCGGAAGGTGGCGCGCTTCACGATGACATGCCCCACGATGGTGCGCTTCACGGTAGCGCATTTCATAACGACGACTCTCACAGCGGCTCGCTTCATAACGACGACTCTCACAGCGGCTCGCCTCTCGGCGACGAATTCCGCAACGACAACTCTCACGCCGGCGCGGTCGATATGTTTCACGGAATCGAGAAAACGTTCACTGTGGGCTTTGAAAATGCCGGCTTCAATGAAATTGAACAAGCCGCTGCGTTTTCGGAAGAAATCGGCGTTGAGCATATAAGCAAAATTATTTCTGCCGACGAATTTTGGCAGGTTCTGCCCGACATTCAGTATTACATGGACGAGCCGCTTGCCGACCCCGCCGCAGTTGCACAATTTTTCGCGTGTGAGCTTGCAAAAGAGCATGTTCCCTGCGTGCTTTCCGGCGAGGGCGCGGACGAATTTTTCGGCGGATATACAATTTATCACGAGCCGATTTCTCTCGCCCCGATAACACGATTGCCGCGTTTTTTGCGCAAATTTCTCGGCGCGGTGGCGCGGCGTTTGCCCAACATGAAAGGCAAAAATTATCTTATTCGCGCATCAAAAGACGTCGAGGAACGCTTCATCGGCAACGCATTTATTTTTTCGGAGGAAGAACGTTTTGCAATTTTGCGATACCCGCTCGGCGAAAAAATTTCGAAGGTCACAAAGCCGGTTTACGACAAAGCGAAGCCTCTCGACGACATCACAAAGATGCAATTCGCCGACATCCATTTGTGGCTTGCCGGCGACATTTTGCACAACGCCGACAGAATGGCCGCAGCAAATTCCATTTCGATTCGTGTGCCGTATTTAGACAAAATCGTGTTCGATGCGGCGGCAAAATTACCCGTAAATTTGCGCGTAAACAAAACCGCCTGCAAATACGCCTTTCGAAAAGCCGCCGCACGACACTTTAACGACGATAAAAAGCGGCTCGGCTTTCCCGTGCCTACCCGCCAATGGCTTCGCGAAGAAAAATACGCCGCGATTGTTCGCGACGCCTTCGACGAAGATTATATGGCAAGGTTTTTTCACACCGAAATGCTTCACAGCCTGCTCGACCGCCACATCAGCGGCAAAGAGGACAACAGCCGAAAAATTTGGACGGTTTTTATTTTTGCAACATGGTATCGGGAATTCTTTTTGGGATAACGATGCGCCCGCACGGAAAAAACTCTCGTCCGAGAAAACTTTCGAGAAAACTCAAGACAGCAAAAACGCCCGCCATGCGCGCATTGAACACCGGGGACACGTGCGAGTTGCCGCACATTCCCTCGAAGCCGGAGCAGTTTCCTGTGCAACAAAAAAGCCCGATATTTCGGGCTTTTTTAATTAACATTTGATTATGGAGAGGAGTATTCGCTATCCGAACACGCCGCCACCCGCAAATCCTCATCATTATCGGGCGCAAGCCCATCCGCGCCGCTGCACGGTTCAATGTACGATACTTGCTTGCCGCCCTCCACGTTGTAGTATAACACAATTTTATTATCGTACACATACACGCAGTTTATAAACAGGTCGATTATGCGACGCTGAAAATCGGCGTCGAGTTCATCGCCTCGGCAAAAGTTTTTTATCCACGCCGCAATTTGCTCCTTCGTGAACCTATGCCCGTTTGAAATTCGCAGGGAAACAAGATTAAGTTCAATATCCGCTTTTTGCGTTTCCAACACCTCTATTTTTTCCCCGATTTTTGCATGAGCCTTTTTGGGCATTGTAAGGATAGAATCAACAAGGGTGTTCACTTCACCGTCGAGCTTTTTAACTTGTCGCTCGTATTCTTTTATACGAGTGTCGTTAAAATTTTTGTCGTATTCGGCAACGACCCTTGCCGAAATGTCCGCGATACGGTCGGCGGAAAGAATATGCTCTATCGTTTGTTCAACTACATACCATTCCAAAAAATCTTTCTTCTCGTTTTTCTTGTCGCAAGCGTGGCGTTTTTTCCTTTCGGAGCAGGTGTAGTAGAAATATACTTTACCGTGCTTCCCTGCCCCCGATTCTCCCGTGAGCGGCGAACCGCAATGCCCGCAAAATACTTTTCCGCGCAACAAGTATTCTTGCCGCACCCGTTTTGCGTTTTTGCCGTGGCTTCGGCTGTCAAGCATTTCTTGTACCTTGTTGAAGGTTTCTTCGTCGATGAGCGCGTCGCAAGCCCCTTCGACCTGTTCGCCTCTGTACATGTATACGCCGATATATTTTTTGTTGCGCAAGGCATTTTGCAAACATGATACCGAAAGCGTATTGCCTTTGCTGTTCAACAATCCCCGAGCCGTCAAAGCCTCCATGATTTGCTTTTTCGGCACACCCTTTGCGTACTCATCAAATACGTATTTTATAATGGGGGCATTTGTTTCATCCGCAACAAGCCGGAGCTTGTCCCCCTCTTTTACGGACTTAAACCCGAACGGAGCAACGCCGCCGACATGCGCCCCCTTTAATATGCTTTCACGTTGCCCGCGCCTGATATTTTCGGCAAGGTTGGCGGAATAGTGTTCCGCCATTGATTCAAGTATTCCCTCCAACAAAATACCGTCGGGGGTGTCCGCGATATTTTCCGTTACGGATAATACTTTTACGCCGTACTTTTTCAGCGTGGCTTTATGTATTGCAGAATCAAAGCGGTTACGAGCGAAGCGGTCGAGCTTCCAAACGATTACATATTGAAACTGCTTTTTTGACGCATCCGAAATCATGCGGCGAAATTCCGGGCGGGCGTCGGTTTTCGCGGACAACGCCCGGTCTATGTACTCACCGACAACGGTATATCCCATGCGCTCGGAATAAGCGCGGCAATCCCGAGCTTGCCCTTCTATGCTTTGCTCCTGTTGCCCGTGGCTTGAATAACGATAATAATGCACAACATTTATACGCTCGTTGTTGAGCTTATGAGTCGCCGCCATGCCCTCACCGCCTTTATTTATTTAACCCATGTCGCAATCGGGAATTTCAGTAAGTACAATTTGACGCTTGCTGAAAAGCATATTTATATCGAACCGAGAAAGTATATTAAGACCAATTACCCCGGTGCTTAAACTTTCTTCGGGAAAAGTGTGAGCATAAACAAGCACATTCTCAAATTCAAATCCGCCAAAACGAATTTTGTCAATGAAAACCTCGCGAACATACTCTAAGCCGCTTGCTGTTGTAATCGGTTCAATGTTCCCTGTTTCGACATCATAACCCAGATTAAAAAGTATGTCTTTTGATACCGTCGTTACGGATGCTCCTGTGTCAAATGTGAAAAGTCCTGTTCTGAACTTTCCCTCGGCTCTGTCCCAAAACTTCGCGTGTACAGATAAATTATTTGCAAGCAGGTGCATATCAAGAATATTCTCATCCATTACAAGAATGCAACTCCTTTCGGAGCATTGCCGACGTACCCTATAAATGTAAGGCTGTCACCATTGTCGGCTTCTCGCATATTCCGGACAACTTTTGCTCTGCTTTCACTGTTAAGTACAACCTCACCGCCGAGAATTGTGCCGTTTTTCTTTTGGGTACAGTTAATCATAAATACCCATTGCCCGTCATATTCCTTTTGAATTTCATCCATTGATTTATACATAAAATCAGTCCTTTCGTGCCGCCGGATTATTAGGTCAGATTTTTGGGCTATCATTACGCCTTGTTGGATTCACGATATTTTTTCAGAGCTGCTATTTCGTCGGCGTCGAGGTCGAGCCAGTCCATGTCCTCTAATCCGTCAATTTTTTCTACGGAGCGGGCTGTCATATTTGCGACATCTTCCGGGCTGTAACGAATCATTATCGTATAACCATGCTTTTTTATTTTTTCGGCATAAGGGTTTTTTCTTGCACTTGAAAAGTCGGTAATTTCCGGAATGTCGCTGAAATCTATTGAGTTATCTTTTTCGTTCATATTGCACCTCCGTACAATTTAGTTTCGGTGATATTTGCCTTTCTTGCGGATATAATCCGTATGACAGAATCGCTTTCCCTGTAACAATGGCACACCGTAAGCAAATTTAAGTTTTTTGAAAGCCCAATCGCAATAAATCTTTCTTCATCGTGCGAGTGCTTGCAATCATCAAGAAAAATGGTGTCTTGGTCTGAAAATATTGTAGCGGCTAACTTAAACGGTATGCCGTGCTTAGAAATGTTGGATAGGTTTTTTGACGTATTCCAGTCGAAACGTTGACCGTCAATTTGAAACAATTGAATGCCCCTTCTCCGTGCCGCCAATTATCCGGGCGGTTATTGATTCAGTGGTGTAATGTACGTTCCGACCTGCTTGCCTTCCTTAAACTTACCACAACTGCTATTGTATAAGTTCCATAAATTTATTGCCTTTCAGAGAGAATGAAACACCCGAAAACAAGCGTAATACCTCTGTTCCTAATAAATCATGAGTTTGTCGGGTTGCATGGCATAACGCAGGAATTTTACCGGCGTATATAGCTTGCCCTTTATCACAGTATAGAGATATAGCCCCTAATTTTCTGAAAATATCCGTTGTCCCACCGGCAAGCGCGCCGGATATTTCCGGCAATTTGGATAATTCAGCTTCATCTGTAGTAATGCCTAAAAGTTTTAACGTCCTATGGCTTAAAATTAAGGCATTGCACCCGGTATCTACCTTGAACTGCGTATAGGCTTTTCTTCCCGCTATATGCACCCACGCCCATATAAACCATTGGTTAGCGTGGTCTACTGTAAGTTCAAACTTCATTCTGCAAACACGCCCCCAACGCTTAAAGTTTCCAACGCGCCGCATACAAGAGTAGTTTCAATTCCTTTTGCGCTTAATTCAAGTTCTTTGTCCCCGGCTTCTGTCTTTGTGTCCGCAATATATCTGATTGTTCCGCCAACTAAGCCGCTGTATTCTCCGTATACGAAATCGGACAACACGACCCAACGGTATGCACTTTGACTTGCAATTTCTTGCGTTGTTACATAATCGCCAATTTTCATTTAAATGCCTTCCTTCATGTTTTCGCTAAATTCATCGTGCGAGTGCTTGCAATCATCAAGAAAAATGGTGTCTTGGTCTGAAAATATTGTGGCGACTAACTTAAACGGTATGCCATGCTTAGAAATGTTGGATAGGTTTTTTGACGTATTCCAGTCGAAACGTTGACCGTCTAATTCGTACAAGCACATCCCCCTTTTCTTGAAGCCTCTGACCACACACCGTAACCGGATTTGCTCCGTAGGCTCAACTTATAACCAGATAATAATATGTATTTTTCATTCTTGCAAACTTTTTAGGAAAAACGGACACATTACGTGTTTATGTGACCGAACGCGCTTTACTTTGTAAACCCGCCAATATAGGCGGGCTTTTTTTACGCTTCTGTTTCCGGAGAAAATTCCGTTGAAAATTCGAGAATGTTATTTTGGCGCGGAGGTCTTTCTTTGCTAAAGATGCGTCACAGGTCAACGCGCTTTTTTATGCCCGGGGGAGACCATGCGATTAACCCATCTTTTTGGAGGTGCGCTCTTCTTCTCTCACTTTTTCATAGACGAAATCCATAACACTCGACCTTCCTCTTTCGCTCAATTCCATATAGCTCTCAACAAGTGCATGTGTAGCCGCTATTGTTGCCGGCGGCGGCGGCGGCACATTGCCTTCATCTATCAAGGCGTAGTAAAGCATGTGTGTTTTTGGCCCACAGCCAATCAAAAGCCTTCTCATGGGTTCAATTTCGCTATATGTCGGGATTTCTGATTCGTCAAAATTATCTAAATTATCCGAATCAGACATTTTTCTCAATGTCTCAAAACGCTCATGTGAAATGCCTACTCTTTCAAGAAAGTCATCCAATCCAGTTATCCATTTTTCATCAAGCCATTTAATGATGTCGGACAACCCCTCAACAACTAACTTGTCGGTTACGATGTTCCTCTGTCTTTTCAATGCAACTCTCCTCCATTCATTTTTTGATGACTGCGCTTGCGGCTCATCGCCTTTTAACAGGTAATCGGTTGTTACGCCGAAATAATCGGCAAGTTTTACAATCGTTTCGAGGCCAGGCTTCTGCAACCCTTGCTTCCATTGGGTAACCTTGCTACTGCTTATTCCCAAATCCGACGTAAGTTTGTATGCGGTTATCCCCTTTTCTTGAATCAACTGAAGAATCCGCTCAATCAAAAAAGCACCTCCTAAAATAAATTCTCCTAAAGCGGAAAATAAACGTTGACATTCTCCTATTTAGGAAGTATCATATAACCATGTAATACCCGCAGACGCAAAGAACCCCCTTTCTGCACGGGCTAACATGATTAGACAAACTCATTGTACCCGTGCAGCGGGGGCGCGTCAATAACCAAGTAATAAAGAAAGGAAGAGGCTCGTGATTGACGGAAGAAAAATCAGGATTTTACGCGAAAATGCAGGGCTTTCAACCGTAGCGTTTGCCGAAAAAGTGACAACTTCACAATCTATGGTGGTGCAAATCGAAAAAGGGTATAAGTCGCCGGGTTCATTGCTCCTTAAAAGGATTGCAGATTTTTTCGGCATGAAGGTGGATGAGTTTTACGTATAGCAACCATAGTTGCGCAGGAAGGAAATGGAGGCAGACGGACATGGGAAAATGCGATAGTGCCACCCGACCCAAGGTTGCCGGAGTTGAAATGTCCAAAGAAGAAAAGCGTTTGGTCAGGGGCTTTCGGCAACTGAATAAAGCCGGGCAAAGAAAGGGTGACGGATTTTTTAGATGATATTGCTGTAATTAACCGCTATTCCCTTTCTGAAAAGACGGAGGACGAGGACGGTATCTTGCATCTTTCGAACGCAAAAAAGCGCGTTGACCTGTGGCGTATCTTCGGTATGGGAAAACCTCTGCGTCAAAATAATATCCTTGAAATTTCATTAACGCACAGCAACAACGGCATAGACGCAACAGGCGAAAAGGAGGCAAACAGAAATGGATGAAAAAGTCATGCCAACGGCTTCCATCAGCAGAGAGGCATTTTCAACGTTGATGTTTGGGGCAACGGGGACTATTAAGTTTTTATTTAACATGATGGGCGGAGAAATTGATTACAAAAAGAAATTCCGGATAGTGCTGGAACACGACCCGGAAAAACCTTCATGTGAGCTTACGTATCATCAAGAGGATTAAAAAAATGAGTCCACTCGCAGCGGGCGGAAAAAGTATGAAAAAAGGCGGTAACACGATTAAAAACCAAGCGGAGGTAATGAAAATGAAAAAGACAATTAACCATGTAAGGCTTCATGTATCAGAGGGGACATACGGACAATACCCGCGTCAACGCGCCGATTATCCAAAGGGCTTTACGGAGCGCGAAGACTTTTACGAAATACGGGATTTTCAATGGATAGCGCGGGTATGTAAAAAGACGCTTGTAGTTTTTATAAAGGGTATCAACGAAACGGATTTTGTGAAATGCCCTTACAGATATGCAGTTGTTTATTAAAAAACAAAGGCGCAACAGGACGGACAGCCGCTATCACTTATGAAGGGAGCGTGTAACTATGATTGAAACAAGAAAACATCCCGAGGGAATCACCCGCAACGAAAAAATCAAGGCGGCGGAAATCGCCCGCTTAATTGCGAGGTTGCCCGAGCGAGAGCAAGCAAAAATTTATTATATGCTCAAAGGTTCAGAGATTTTCAACGGTTCGGCAATTCAAGCAATGCCCCGCACGGTAGCGGTATAGACGCAAGGAGGAGGAAAACATGGATGAAAAAGTTATGGCAGCACTCGGGGAATGGGTTTTGCGAGTAACGGCGAAGGAAACAACGGCAACCCCGGAAGAGATTGCGGCTCTCCCGGAAGTCGCCAAAATTTACCTTAACAATGTTTTGCAATCACCGAGTTAGCCGGACGTGTCTTTTAAAGAACACACTGTTTTGAATACATCTTGAACGAGGACGAGAAGCTCGCCTGAATTTGGCGTCTTTTTTCCCTCTCCGCCCCATGCATGTAAAAAAGCACAAACAATTTCGGAAGTAATTTCTTTATCAGTTTTAGGCATTTATATCGCCCCCTTCCCGCGCAAATAATACCATGCGTCGGAATCGGGCGGGAAGGAGCGACTTACATGAACGAGCAAAAACATACACCGGCAACAACGATAAACAGGGAAGGCTTCCGTTTGTCTTTATTTACGGCGGCGGGTTTCTTGAAGCAATTTCTGCATTTAGATTTTGAAAAAAATTCCGGGTCATGTTGGAGCATGACCCGGAAAAAGAAACGATTGAAGTTAAATATTTTCAAGAGGATTAAAAAGTTCTTCTACTTTGCATTTTTTCAGTAGCGGAAACTCTTTTTTCAAAATTTCAACAGCGCAATCGACAACCACAATGTCAAACACTTGGGATTGTGTTAAAGATTTAGCGCAAACGCGATAGTACGAAGCCAAAATATCACCCCCTTTCCCTCGTCAATATACCATGCGTCGGAATCGGGGAACAGGGAGGGGAACATCGTGATTAAGTTAAAAAAGGGTGAACTCCTCGTATACGCGGGGGACACAGCATTACGCGCCCCCAACGGTACGCTTCTGCCCTCCGTACCGCAATTTGTCATATTAACCGCCGCCGACCCGCCCGCTGCCGCAACACCGCTTAAAAAAACGGAGCGGCTCATAATGGCGGGGCAAGTTTTCCACGAGAAAAAACGCGCCGAAGAGCGTTTCGCCGCGCTCAAAGCGGGGCGGGAATCGCCTCCGAAAGAAGCGGGAGGCACACCGCTTTATGTAGTCGAAGATGCAAAGAATTTCAACAGCGCGGGCTTCACGTCCGAGGATGAAAAAGCAAACGCGGCGTTAGCGGCGGAACTTACGAGTATTTTCGCCTTTCAAATGCGAGCGCATCAGACAACGGTAACATGAAGGGATAGGAAAATTAAAAGCGGAGGGGTGAAGCTATGCATTCATATTGCGAACAATGTCGCGCCCTTGCGGGACTGCTTACGGAGCTAACCGTTTCGACCCGCCTTTATAACGTAATGGTTGCGGCTATCATAATCGCCGCTTCTGTGGTTACGGTCAGTTGCATTGTTGATATTTTTCGGCGCGGGCGGATACCGCCGAAAAGCGACTCATAAATGCAACGCAAGGTTGGGGCGGGAGGTGCTTGGTTTGATTTATGTAACGGTTGATTACAGCGCGGAATGCGATGACCGGCACTTAAACCTTTTGGGGCGGATTGTGGGCGGATTAAAAAAATTGGAAAACGACGGCTACAGGGTGGAGCAATACACAGAGTTTGAGGGCAGACAACCGCAAAAACGGATTCTTGTAATATCTCGCGAGGCGGAATAGCAACAGGGATTTGAAGCGGGGAAGATTCAGACATTTAGCAATGCGAGGGAGGTGAAAACATGGACGAAAAAACCAGAGAGATTATTCAGGACGTAAAAGCAGGGCTTGCGGATTGCACAACAAAATTATGCGGTCAACTTTCCGCCGAAATGGACGTAGCGGGGATTAACGTAGCCACACGGGTTTTGCACGGGGTTGTAATTTCGTTAGAGCGCATATGCGCCCTTGAATCCAACAGAAGCCCGTATGTATAAAACGACTAACCCTTTTTCCACTCGCCAATTCCACGCGGCACGGTCAACATGAGTTCTTCGTCCGCGTAAAGGTTATCCCATTCAAAACAACCCGTAGAAAAAGTAAAAACATCGTCCGCAGCGGCAACGGCAGACAAGTGACCGCCGAACCGTTTTCAACGTATGAAAGAAACCCACCCGAGACTGTACGAGTATTGCATCGGCGGCGGAAGCTGTAACGAAAACGGAATGTTACAGCCGAATAAAAACGGGTTGGGGTTGGGAAAAGTGCTTGATTATATCGGCGTACCGTATTGAAAAAAGGGGCAAATGTACATGAGGGCAAGAAAAATCGTGCAATACAAACCGCCCGTAGGTGCGTGGCGAAAAATGTCATGGGGAGCGGCGCGGGATTTAATTCTTGCGCAAATTGACCGCAACCCAAATTTAATCGACGTTTTAAACGGACGGTTAAAGGGGGCAACCGTACAGCAATTTATTGCTGAAAGGGAGGGCGCGAGAAGATGCAGTCTTATAACGTGACAATTGCCGAAGGAGGTGAAGAACATGCATGTAATTGAATTTGTAAAGGATGAGGTCTTACGTGAGCATGACCGCGCCGCAAAAAAATTCGGAATGACAAATAACAGTCACCACGAAAGCTACGCTGTAATTTTGGAGGAATACGAAGAATCACAGGAAGCCACCGTTTTGTTCCTTATGCAAATGAAAAATTATTGGAAAGCCGTAAGAAACAATAACCCGGAAGAAGCGACTGTGTTACTTGACGCTATGCAAGCACACGCAGAGCAAGCTGCCGCCGAGTTTATCCAAGTAGCGGCAATGTGTCATAAAGCGAAAGTGCAAAAAAAATAAAACGCCCCGTGCTTATTGACCGATAAGCCCGGAGCGTTTCAAAAAACATTTTCGCTGCGATTCACACAATCACAACGACAAAAACCATGCTGTTATTGTATGTGAATCCGGCGGAAAAGTCAAGAAATTACGCCGCGAAATTCGGCGTTTCGGGCTTGTAATGAGTATTAACATTGCAACGGTACCGCACATTTGCACGGGACACACTTAAAAGGAGCGTGTCCGAAAATGGAATGTAAAAATATTACTCACTCTATGCCGTCAGTCCCGTCTGTCCGTCTGTCTGTTTTTCAAAGGTTGGAAGCCGTAAAAGAGCAGGTGGAGTTCAACACCTTCGCAGACCCTCGGCGCGGGTTCATCGACCCGATGTATAACGAACTTTGCATGATTATTGCCGAAATTTACACGCTTAACCCCGGCACAATTCTGAAAATTGGCGGGACTGAAACGGAAGCCCGGATTGTACAGGACGTTTACGGACAATTGAGAAACGACCACCTCCGACTTGTTTCGGAAAACATCAAAAATCAAACCGCTCGGATATATAACAAAAAATCATATTTGCGAACGGCATTGTACAACGTCGTTTTCGAGATTGAAACGCACTACACGAACCTTGTTGCCCACGATATGCGGAACGGTTAGGCGGTGCGACGTGCGAACCTTCATAAGGGAGAAAAAAATATTTTGCGGCAAGGAATATTTAGAGGTAGACCTTTACCCCTACACAAAAACGCAAGCCGAAACCGCAAAAGGAAAGCGAAGTAAGTTGCGAAAGGTGTCACCGTCCAAGCAAACGAACCTAAACGACGCAAACGCAAAGAGGCGTTTTATCCAAGTGGGTAACACAAATTTCGGGGCGGACGATTTACATGTCACTTTGACATACAGCAAGGAGCAACTCCCCGCGACCATCGAGGATGCGCACAAAGAAGCGGAAAAATATTTGCGCCGGATAAAATACGCCCGAGCGCAAAGAGGGCTTCCCTCACTGAAATATATGTTGGTTACAGAATACAAAACCGCAAAATGCGGCGAAACGCCCGTCCGAATCCACCACCATATCATTATGAACGGCGGATTAAGCCGGGATGAGGTGGAAAATTTATGGCGCAAACGCCGCCGCGCCGGGCAAAAGCAGGGGGATAAAATCGGATACGCAAACGCCGACCGCTTACAGCCGCAAGGGAACGGCATTGCCGCGCTTTGCACTTATATCACCAAGCGCAAAACAGGCAAAAAGCGGTGGAGTTCTTCGCAAAACCTTAATGCGCCGGACATCATTACCAAAGACCCCGGGCAACCGCCGCAAGCCGTCACCGAACGCAAATTCAGCGTATCCGCGAACCTTGCTTCCCCGAAATGCCGCACAAATGACCATTCCTACAGCCAACGGGAACTTGCAAAAATCGCAAAAAATCCGCCCGCTCCGGAATACTGGGAACGGCGATACCCCGGCTACACGCTCATACGGGACGATGAGTATGCTTTCAAATCTGTGTTTAACGAACATACGGGCAAATGGGCGGTATATGTAAAGTTACGCAGAAAACAAGTGGGTGCGAAATGTTAATCGGATTGCACGACGCAGAATGCGAGCATATGAAGGGAAAAACATTTCCGAACTACGCCCTTATGAAAATTTCGGCGTATCACAAATCCCGAAGGGATTTCGTGGAATGGTGGAATCCGCTCAACAATTTTCAATATGACCGCGTGTATTCATCAAAGGTTTTCGACTTTACGCCCGAGAATCCGTACTTACACAAACGCACAATCAAGGGAGGGACAGGATACGGCATTTACAAAGACCTTTCGCCCGAAATTGATGAGATGTTCCCCGACTACTCTATATACCCCGAGTGCGATTATGCAATCGGCTATATAACGCGAGGTTGCCCCAATAAATGCGGTTGGTGTGTTGTGCCGAAGAAAGAAGGCGATATAAAACCATATCGCCGTTGGCGGAAGATTGTCCGTTCGGACAGCAAAAAACTTGTGCTTATGGACAACAACATTCTTTCGTGCGGTTTTGGCATATCCGAGCTTGAAGGCCTTATCGGCAGCGGGTACGCCGTTGACATTAACCAAGGATTAGACGCACGGCTTGTTGATGAGCGCGCAGCGGGCATAATCGGGCGGCTCAAATGGATTAAATATATCCGATTCAGTTGCGACAGTTTAGCGCAAACAGGTGCGATACGCCGCGCTGCCGCATTGCTTGAGCAATACGGAATAAAGCCGTACCGCCTGTTTATATATCTGCTCATCACAAAAGACATAAACAACGCCGCCCGCCGGGTTGAAGCGTTGCGGGGGCTTACGGGAATAAGCCTGTACGCGCAAGCAGAACGCAACGACAAGAAAGGAATCGTACCGAACCGCGCACAATTGGAATTTGCTCAACGCTATGTATACGGTCGGGCGTACCGCAAAGAAACTTGGTCGGAGTATTGCGAAAAAAGAAATCTTAAATTTTAGGGAGAAGGTTTCAACCATGTTTGATAATGCAACGGTTACATTACCCCTTGAAGAATTTGATAGATTGAGAAGTGACGAAGCATTTTTTCGGAAGAAATACCGGGAAATTGCTTCGCATATTGCCGGGTGTTTCGAGTATTCTTTTTCGCTCAACGCCTATCCGCAAGAGTGTGAAACTTGCCCGACAGCAAAAGAGGATTACTCATTGCCGAAAGACGAACCGGGAGTAATACACGCGACTTGTACGCAATGCGCTGTTTTCAAAAATTACAAGCCCGCCAACGAGATTTTAATTGTTGATACGGAGCGTCTCAAAACTTTTGCAAAACAACACGCCGTATGGGGCAAAGGCATTGAAACCGATGTTTCCGCAATCCCGCTCAAAGAAAAGGCGGGGACACAATGAAACGCATCACACTCGGAAGCCTTTTCGACGGAATCGGCGGCTTTACCCTTGCGGCGCAACGATGCGGAATCAAAACCTTATGGGCTTCCGAAATTGAACCTGCTTGCGTTTCGATAACAAAACGACACTTCTCCGGCGTAAAGCACTTGGGGGACATTACGAAAATACACGGCGGTGAAATTCCGCCGGTTGACATTATTTCTTTCGGAAGCCCTTGCCAAGATTTAAGCACCGCCGGTCGTCAACGGGGTTTATCCGGGGAGCGAAGCGGGCTTTTCATGGCGGCGGTCAGAATCATAAACGAAATGAGGTATGCAACCCGTGGAAAATATCCGGCCTTCATTATCCGGGAAAACGTCCCCGGCGCATTCAGCAGTAACAACGGCGAAGATTTCCGGACGGTTATTGAAATCCTCACAAATTCCCGCGTTCCAATGCCTCGAAGCGACCGATGGGCAATCGCGGGAATGGCTGGAGGTTGCGCAGGGGGCGCAAATATCGCATGGCGGCAACTTGATTCACAATTTTGGGGAGTCCCCCAACGTCGAAAACGAATCTTTCTTGTGGGAGATTTTAGAGGAAAACGCGCCGCGCAAATACTCTTTGAGTGCGAAAGCGAGCTTGGGTATGTTGGCAAGGGCGGAACGCAAGGGCAAGACTCTTCCGCCGTTACCGGAAATTGTGTTGAAGCATCAAGCGGGAATTGTTTGACTTCGCGAAGTTCGGAAGAATCCGTTGCGGATTTCGGACGCGCCGGAGACAGGGTGCGAATAAACGCCGAAAAATCCGCAACCCTTATCACAACAAGCGGCGGTTGGGGCGCGTCCACGGGGCTTTACTTATTAAGTGACGGTAAAACCGCCTTCGCGCTTCAAGGAAACATGATAGGACGGGCGGACAAAAACGGCCCGCGGGGAAGCGGGGTAAATGAAAATGTTTGCTTCACACTTACAGCCGGGGACAGACACGCCGTAGCCGAGATTTCGGCGGGGTTCACGCCGAACAGCTTCGGCGGATACAAGGCAGGTGTCGGGACGCTACGTGCAAACGGCGGTGACAGCGGCGGCGGTTCGGAAACGCTTGTAGTGCAGGGTTTTGCACCCGCAGGTCACGGCGGATATGCCGAAGGCATAGGGACATTACGCGCAAGTGCGGGAAATCACGGTCACAGTTCGTCAAATTTGCTTGTACAGGCGTACAGCTTTGATTCGTTAAGTTCAAACAGCATGAAGTCAAAAAATCCGTTTTCGGGTTGCCGTGAAGTTGAAATCGCGCGAACAATTGACGCTTCCGGTCCGGACTCCACGAAAAATCAAGGCGGAATTGCCATTGTAGATACCCTGCAATTTGCGGCGCGGGTTCGGAAACTTACACCGTTGGAGTGCGAGAGGTTGCAGGGCTTTCCGGATTACCGGACGAAATACAACGCCGACGGTGCGGTCGTAGCAGATACGCCGCGATATACCGCATTAGGCAACAGCTTAACGGTACCGTGCGCGGAACGTATTTTTCGGGGAATTGTGGCAGCGGTAGCGGGGGTGACGGTTTGATTAAATGTCCGACTTGCGGCGCACCCGCACCGGAAGGATTAACCCATTGCCCGGAGTGCATAGCGGATGTGGGGCAAGCCCCGCCGGAAATTGCGGCGATGTTAAAAACGGTTCTTAACATTATGGATTTATGCGGCTACGACAAAAAAACAAAGTCCTGCCTTAAAACGATGCTTTCCCAAGCAGAAAAAATGAAGGGAATTAAAAATGCCTAAAAAGCGAAGCAAAAAAAAGAGGCGTTACAACCCGAACAAACATCGAAAAACCGCAGCGAAACAAAAGAGAGTCGGCATTTCGTTAAAATCACTGATAACGGAAATAAACTGCCTTAAACCCGTTATACAAGCGGCAATCGCCGCACGGCAGCGGGCGAAGAAAAAGGAAGGAGGCCATTTCAATAATGATTCATAAACCGATTTACGAACCCAAAGGTCGCGCAAACGAGTACGGGGGATTGGCTGTAAATATTTACGACGGATGCAATCACGGTTGCTACTACTGTTACGCTCGCGCAATGAAAGAGCGATTTACCCCTAAAGGATTCATATGTAATTTCAACGCCCCCGCACCGCGCCGTTTCATTGTCGAATCCGTCAAGCAACAGCTTGCCCGGGAGAAAATCACCGGGCAATTGATACACCTTTGCTTTACTTGCGACCCGTACCCGGCGTACATCGACACAACTTCCACCCGCAAAATTATAAAGGCCATTAAAAACGCCGGGAACAACGTGCAAATTTTAACAAAGGGCGGGAAGCGGGCGGAACGTGATTTTGACCTTTTAGACGCCGGGGACATGTTCGGGGTATCTCTCACGGGTGGCGGCGACGAGCCGGACGAAAACGAACCGGAAGCGGCATCCCCCGTCGAGCGATTAAAGACAGTCATTAACGCAAGTCACGCGGGAATCGGCACGTGGGTGTCATTTGAACCCGTGCTTTCCCCCGAGTTTGTTTACGGGATGATAACTGCCGGAATCGGCGGCGGGCTTTATCGCATCGGCGTATTAAATTACCACCCTTCCGAAATCAGTTGGGGCAAGTTCGGTGCGAGGTGCGTCGAGTTATGTGAAATTCACGGGCGCAAGTACGAACTCAAAGAAGACTTAAAAAGCGAAATGCGGAAAGGCGGGTATTTATGAAATTCGGCAAGATAGAAAAAATTTGCAAAAGCCGCAAACGAATTTTTATTTACAACGACCCTGCAAGCGGGGCGCAATGGTTGGGTGACAGTTGCGGAATTTATCTTTTGGAGGGTATGCCGCATATTTCTTCCGCCGACGAGCTTTTGAGGCTTTTCGATGTGCCGGAAAGCAAGCACGTTGACTATCATTGCAAATTCGATAATTTGCCGGAGGAGATAGATTTTTCGGACGAAATCGGCGCACAGGATGAAGGCTTAGAGCCTAACCCCTTAACGATAGGTTGGAAGGACAGCCGATACGCACTTTTCAAAGACGGTCCGGAATTATACGCGATAAATACCGATTATTTAGAGCCTTTCGTCGGGGATTCCGACTATATCAGATACCATCGGCGGGAATTAAAAGGCGCGGGCGGCGGGTTTGTCTTGGGAATCAATATGGGGTTACAGCTTCAAGCCGTAATTTGCCCCGATATGATATACAGGCAAGAAAAATTTACGAAAGGCATTACGGAGGTTGCGGAAGCGTGTTTGTATATGCAGCGTCATTTTCCCAAGCCGGAAATACTGCCGGCGGAAACGGTATCGGGCAATCCGGAACAACAAAAACTTGAAGAATAGAGAGGACACACAACGATGAAAACCATATCAATTATCAACTTGAAGGGCGGCGTAGCGAAAACCATTACCGCCGCAAACATGGCGCATATTTTGGCAACCGTTCACGGCAAGCGCGTTTTGCTCGCGGATAACGACAAGCAAGGCAACATATCAAAAATGTTCGGGCTTCACAGCTACGACGATTTCAGTATTGCGGACGTTTTGACCAACCGTGCCGCATTTTTGGAGGAAGTCATTTCGCCGACCCGTTATCCGAATTTAGACGTACTTCCCGCAAACATGAATTTACTTGCCGCAATTCGCGAGGTGCTGATTGACAGCACACGACCGCAACAAACTCGGTTGCGGTCGGCATTTAAAACATTGGAAGATGCGGGGGAATACGATTTTTGCATCATTGATAACGCGCCGGACATCAATATTTCAACAATCAACGCGCTTGTAGCTTCCCACGAAGTAATAATACCCATCAAAATTGACAAATTCGCATTTGACGGATTGGCGGAACTCGTCGAGCAAATAAATATAACCCGCGAAGAATTAAACCCCGGTTTAACCGTGCGCGGTTGCCTCGTAACTTCCTATCAGCGGAACGAAGTAAACAAGCAGGGCGAAGCCGCCTTGCGCGAAAACTACCCTGTTTTTAACACGCATATCCGCCGAACGGAAAAAGTTGACGAAAGCACCTTCGCCGCCGCTCCGATTATTGACTACTCGCCGAGATGCGGTGCGGCGCGTGATTATCTTGCCTTCGTAAGCGAATATGTGTCCGAATCGGACACAAAAGGGGGCGCGGATAATGCCTAAAAACAAAAAATTCAACCTCACGCAATTGTTAAACAGCAATGCGGAAGCGGGTGAAGCGGGGCAGGAAAAGCCCCGCCGCGCTCCGCTTAAAGTCGTTTCATTGTCCGTGCATGACCTTGTGCCGTCGCAGGATAATTTTTATTCGGTTGATGATATTGCCGGGTTGAAAACATCTGTAGAAATTTTCGGAATTAAACAAAATTTGACAGTGAAGCCGTCGGACGGGGGAAAATACGAAATCATCGCGGGGCATCGGCGACGCTTGGCATGTTTGGAACTCGTAAACGAAGGCAAGTCGGAGTTTGAATATGTACCGTGCGGCATTGAAACGGGCAACGACGAAATCAAAGAACGCATCCTTTTGATTATGAGCAATTCCACAACCCGAACGCTTTCGGACTTTGAAAAAATGAAGCAGGCCGAGGCATTACGTGAATATTGCGAGGCATGGAAAAATCGGGATAACTTGCCGGGTCGTGTGCGGGATATGGTGGCGGAAATTATGCAGGAATCCGTTACGCAAATTGCCCGCATGAACGCGATTGCAAATAATTTATCTCCGGAGTTTCAAGCAGAATTTCAGGTGGGGCGGGTGGGTATATCCGCCGCCGTCGAGCTTGCCGCGCTTTCGCCGGAAAAACAAGCGGAGGCGTTTAACGATTACACCGAAACGGGCGGAATGTCCGTAAAAAGCGCGAAAGCCCTCAAGGATGAATCCGCACCGCCGCACACGAGTGAACCCGCCGCAGACCCGCCGGAAGAAACGCCCGACCCGTGGGTGGAAAAACACAAGGCGGATATGGCGGCAATGGGGCGCGAAATTGAAAACATGATAAACGAGGACGAAACCCGAGATTGTCCGCCGCAATATTGCGGTAATTGTGCGCGGGACGCTTGCCGGCATGAGTGCGAAGCGGACGCACCTCCGGAAGCTAAAGACTTTGCGGACATGAGCGCAGAAGAAAAAGGCGCGGCGGCAGTCGAATTTTTAGAAGGAATCCGTTTTAAAGTATTCGCGCCCGGCGCAGACACAAGAATTTTTGATTTCATCGTTGAAACGCTTGAACAAATGAAAAACCGCCCGTAAAGGGCGGCAAGGCGTTAATCGGCAAGTTGTAAATGTGTTTTTAAGGCATCCTGCAAAATGCTTGAAAAGTTCACATGTGCGGCTTCTGCTTGGTAGTTCAACCATGCCGGAATTGAAAGCGTTTTTTTAACCGCTCGCTTATCCATTTGACGGCGGTAGGCATCCGTATCGGCAACTACCATGCTTACGAATTGCGGTTGCTCATGGGGAAGCGTTGCGGAAGCCTCCGGAATCGGTTCTTTGTTGTTTTCCGCATCCCAAAGCCACATAGCCGCAGCATCTTCCGCCATTTCGATAGCATGAACAAGCGTGTCGCCGCATGTGCGGCAATGAGGGAGGTCGGGAAGGTAAACATCGTAGCCGTTTTCCAAGGGTGTAAAAATAGCCGGATAAACATACTTCATGTTAATTCCTCCTGTTTTAATTATATTTTAGCGGACTTCGCGGGGCTTACAGAAGCCCCGCGCTCCGCAAGATTGATTTTGCGGTGTAATCATTGATTTCGCTTCCGTGAGGGATTGGGATTTTCCCCGGCTTGGTTGGGTGTTTTGCCATCCCGTGTTTCCCTCCCGCGCTTACTTTCCATCCTCCTTTACGCAGCTTTCGTATAAGTTCCGTTCGCTTCATGCCCTCACCTCTTGAATACATTTTAATACGTACTTTACGTGTCGTCAAGTGGTTTGCAGAATCTTTTTTCAAAGGAGTTGCGCACTATGGACAGGGACAGAGTAAAGCAAATACTTAAATTTTTCCGCGATATTGACGCACAAATCGCCCATAACGCACAGCTCATTAACATCATGGAAGACACATTTTATTCGTTAAACGGAAGCGGAGAAATTGACGGACAACCGAGGGCAAAAAATAAAATATCCTGCCCCACAGAAGCTACGGCATTAAGCGTACCTTCATATGCAAGCGAAACATTGCGGGAGTGGCGGGACGAAAACGAAGCTCTTTGCAAGCTCAAAGCCGCAATATCTCGGGAAATCGGCCGCCTTCCGCATTTGCAGCGCGTAATTGTTTATGACTTTTATGTTCACGGCTGTAAATGGCAGGACGTTTCACAAGCGATAAACTATACCCCGCGCCATTGCAAAAATATACGCAACCGCGCTCTTGATAGCCTTTCAAGGCTTTTTGCCGGCAATACGCTGATAGTAACGCACAAATATTAAAAACTTCACATGTCTGAAAAAAACAAAACAAACGAATATTCTGCCGAAAAACATTTCCCCCTTTTTCCCCTTTTTATATGCTATACTTCCAAGGTGAAGAATTGCGAGCCGCCCCGTGCGGTTCGTTTTTTTATATTATCGAAAGGGGACGGACGACCGTGGGCAAACAAAGAAGAAGCGGGCAGAACCCGCCGCGTAAGCGGGGCGGGCAACCCGGCAACAGTAACGCCGCCGGGCATGGTGCGCCCTTTAAAAACAAGAACGCCGAAACCCACGGTGCATACAGCACCGTTAATATGGGGGACATCTCCCCCGCCGAGCGTAAGCGCATACTCGGCATGGGGGCGGACGTGCGGGCGCATCTTCTTGATGTACTCCGGCGGCTGTGGGCGAAAGAGGCCGGCCTTCACGCTCGTATTGCCCGGCTTGAAGCGGGGGGCGCATCCGCCCTCTACACAGAGCGAGAAATTGAAATGCTTGTACCCTCGGGCGGCAGCGGCGCAGACAGTGACATGCCCGGCGGTAAAGCTGAAAGCATGACCACCGCAATGAAAACCATCATTCGCGCCGCGCCTTTTGATATGATTATTAAGTTATCTGCCGAACTCGACAAAACACAAGGAAGAATTGTTAAAACATTGGATACGTTGCGAGCGTTTGAGAACGACAACAAACGCCTTGACCTTGACCGCCGCAAGTACACACTGGCAAAGCAAAAGGCATTCGGAGAATATAATGTAAATTTAGAAACAAACGAGCTTAACGACGATTACGAAACAGACGAAAACGATAATCTTTCGGATGATTGAGTTTCGCGTCGAGCCGCACGTGTAGGTACTCCCGGGGCTTACAGGATATTGCGGGTACGGTGAGCCCGAGGCTTGCCTATTTACGAAAATTTTTTAACCGCTTCCGCCGTTTTACTTCGGCGGATTTTTATTTGCCGGCGGCGAACTCGGCTCATTGCAACGGGAAAGGAGCGTTTTGCCGTGAAACTTTACGACACGAAGGCAATTTCGCGGGTGCTTAACTTATCCGAACGGCGTGTTCGACAATTGAAAGACAAGGGGATTATTTCGGAGTACAAAGCCGGAACGGGGCTTTACGATTTGATTCAAACGAATCACCGATATATTGATTATTTGCGAAATCGCAATCCGGACAGTGAACAGGCGGCGGATTATCTCACGGAGCGGGCTTTACTTGTTCGGGCAAAACGGCGCGACGCTGAATACGACCTTGCCGTCAAAGAGCGCGAACTGCACGCCGCATCGGACGTTATGGCGGTTATGTCGGGCATGTTGACCACGTTCAAGGCGCGGATTCTTGCAATTCCGGCGAAACTTTCCCCGATTTTGAGCAAAAAAACCGGCAAGCGAGAAATTTTCCGCATTTTGAAGGACAGCATGGAAGAAGCATTGGCGGAATTATCCGATTATGGCCAAGCATTCGGAGGTGAGCGCGAAGATGAAAGCTATGAAAGCGGCAACGCATGACCTGTTTCGGCGCATTTTCGCCATAATTAAGCCGCCTCCGAATATGACTCTTTCGGAGTGGGCAGATAAATTCCGCTACTTGTCGAAAAAAACTTCCGCCGAGCCGGGAAAATGGAAAACAAGCAAAGCCCCGTATCAACGGGAGATTATGGACGCAATTTCAGACATCAACACGCAAAAAGTTATCGTTATGAGCGCGGCGCAAATCGGCAAAACAGACGGCTTTATATTGAACACTTGCGGGTACTATATGGATTACGACCCCTGCCCGATTATGATTTTACAACCGAACGCGCAACCGATGGCGGAATCATTTTCAAAAGACAGATTAACCCCCATGTTGCGCGATACACCGCGATTACGCGGGAAAGTAAACAGCAAAACCCGAAACAGCGGCAATACGATTCTGCATAAAGAGTTTCCCGGCGGATATATCGTAATCGTCGGCGCAAATTCCCCGGCAGGGCTTTCAAGTCGTCCGATTCGATTACTTCTTGCGGACGAAGTAGACCGTTACCCGCCCACAGCGGGAAAAGAGGGCGACCCTCTTTTGCTTGCGTCAAAGCGTTTAACCACCTTTTGGAACAAAAGAGAGGTGTACATTTCAACCCCGACGATAAAGGGGGCTTCTCGCATTGAGGTTGAATACGAAAACAGTACGCAGGAAGTTTGGCATGTGCCTTGCCCGGCTTGCGGCATTTATCAGCCGCTTGTATGGGCGCAGGTAGAGTTCGACCGAGAAAATATCTCCGAGCGCATGGAGGTTTTCTACAAATGCGAAAAATGCGAGGTTGCCCGAACCGAAACCGAATGGAAAGAGCTTTTCACGGAAGGAAAGTTTGTTGCAACCTATCCGAAAAAACCGGTTCGGGGCTTTCACCTTAACGCACTGGCATCTCTTTTCGTCGAGTGGCGCGACATCGTTATTAAATTTATCGAAGCCAACGAGGAAAAGAAAAAAGGCAATATTGAGCCGCTGAAAGTTTGGACGAACACCGAAATGGGGCAAACATGGGAAGAACCCGGAAGCGATTTAGACTGGGAGGTTTTTTACAATCGCCGCGAAAAATATAATTGCGAAATTCCGGGTGACGTTATGATTTTAACCGCCGGAATTGACACGCAGGACGACCGCTTCGAAGTTGAAGTCGTCGGTTGGGGCGCGGAAAAAGAAAGTTGGGGCATACAATACGCCGTAATTCGCGGGGATTTAAAACAAGCGCAAGTTTGGAAAGACTTAGACGCATTTTTAAGTCAAACCTTTACCCGCGAGGACGGCGCGAAAATGCACATTGCACGGGCTTGCATAGACGCGCAAGGACATTTTTTCAACGAAGTTTGCGCGTACTGCAAAACCCGCGTAGCCCGAGGCATTTATCCGATACGCGGCGTGGGCGGGTTCGACAAGCCGTATATTCCGCGCCCGTCAACAAACAATCGCGTTAAAGTGCCGTTGTTTAATTTAGGCGTTGATACCGGCAAAGCCCTTTTGTATCAAAGTTTGGGCGTTGAAGAAGAAGGCGCAAATTATTGTCATTTTCCCAAAGAGAGGGACAGGGGATACGGCAAAGATTACTTCCGGGGCTTGACCGCCGAACGTATGGTTCTTACCTACAAGCGGGGCAAGTCCTTTTATATTTGGAAGTTAAAAGAGGGGCAGCGGCGTAACGAGCCGTTAGATACTCGCAATTATGCACAAGCCGCGCTTGAAATCTCAACTGTCGCATTGAAAAAGTCGGATGATTCAGACGCGCCCGCGCCGCAAACCGGACGCAAGCGAGGTATTCGCGTACTTTCAAATGGGGTGTAAATTATGGCAAGGCAGGGAATAACGCTTCAAATTGCCCGACAACATTTAGCGGAATGGTTAAAGGCGGAACTTATCTTAACCGAGGGCGGCCAGAGCTATCAAATGGGTTCGCGTATGCTTACGCGGGCTTCGTTGAGGGAAATTCGAAACGAGATTAAATTTTGGCACGATAAGGTTCAAGAATTTGAACTCATCAAAAAGCACGGGGGACGTAATCGGGTAATACGAGCCGTCCCCCGTGACCTTTAAGGCGGTGGAATATGAATGTAATCGACAGGGTTATAAATGCCTTTTCACCGGAACGCGGACTTCGACGCGCAGCGGCTCGGCGTAAATTAGGCATAATCGAAAACAGCGGCTACAGCAATTACGGGGCATCCCGTACAAAAAAGGGGCTTATCGGTTGGCTTTACGGCGGCGGAAGCGCGAGTGAGGATATAGAGGAAAATTTATCTGCTTTGCGCGAACGGTCAAGGGATTTGTATATGGGTGTACCCCTCGCCACCGGGGCAATAAAAACCATGCGAACGAATGTTGTAGGTTCCGGGCTTGTTCTTAAAAGCCAAGTGGATTATTCATATTTAGGCATTTCGGAGGAAGCGGCGCAAGAAATTGAGGGCAACATAGAGCGCGAATTTTCCTTATGGGCAGATTCGCACGGGTGCGACTTAGAGCGAACAGACAATTTCCGCAAGTTACAGCAACTTGCGTTTATGAACTGGCTTTTATCCGGGGATGTTTTTGTTGCTTTGCCGACAACCCAACGACCTGATATGCCCTACGATTTGCGAATACAGCTTATCGAAGCGGACAGGGTTTGCAATCCGCCCAACAAAGAAGATGACAGAAACATTGTGGGCGGAGTCGAAACAAACCGCCACGGGGAGGTTGTCGCGTATCACATTGCGAACAGTCACCCCTTGTCAGTTGATGCGGCGACTTCCGACCCTAAAGATTGGAAGCGGGTGTCGGCATACGGAGAAAAAACGGGCGGCGCAATGTGATTCACTTGTTAAACCGCGAGCGCATCGGCCAACGGCGCGGCGTACCCTTCCTTGCGCCCGTTATCGAAGCCCTTAAACAATTAGGGCGATACACGGAAGCGGAGTTGATTGCAGCTGTAGTAAGCGGCATGTTCACCGTATTCATTGAGAATAAAGGCATTTCAAGCGACGACCCCATCGGCGCAATGATTCCCGAAGAAGAGCAAATCGACGCGCGGGACGAAAATTCTATGGAAATGGGAAACGGTTCCATACTCGACCTTAACGAAGGGGAAGAAGCAAAAGCAGTATCACCCGGGCGACCGAATGTTAATTTCGATGGATTCGTAGTTTCAATCTGCCGGCAAATCGGTGCGGCGTTGGAAATCCCGTATGAAGTTTTGGTCAAGCATTTCACTGCGTCGTACAGCGCGTCGAGGGGCGCGTTACTTGAATTATGGAAATCGGTAAAAATGCACCGAAACTGGCTGGCGGAAGGTTTTTGTCAACCTGTTTTTGAAGAATGGTTGGCGGAAGCCGTAGCGCGGGGAAGGATAAACGCGAAGAAAGTTTAATGAAGGAGGTTCGGGACATTGAGCAGGGAAGCAAATAAATTTTGGCGGATTAACCCGGCAAACGCCGCAGAAAACACGGCGGCGGAACTTATCCTTTACGGGGATATTTCAAGTTATCCGTCATGGTGGGCGGACGATATAACACCGCAACAATTCAACGAGGATTTGAGCGCGTTGGGGGATGTTTCGGAAATTACTGTGCGCATCAACAGCGGCGGCGGGGATTTGTTCGCCGCAACCGCAATTTTTACCCGGCTGAAAAGCCACAAGGCAACGATTACGGTTATTATCGACGGTTGGGCTTGCTCGGCCGCTACGGTAATCGCCATGGCGGGGGACGTTATAAAAATCCCGGCGGCGGGCGCATTTATGATACACGACCCTACTTTAACTCTTTGGGGGCGGTTTGAAGCGGCGGATTTTGATAAATTCAAAAACGAACTGATAACCGCAAAGAACTGCATAATCAATGCCTATGCAATGAAAACAGGCAAAACAAAAGATGAAATATCCGCGCTTATGACAGCGGAAACATGGTATACGGGGGAAGAGGTCGTTGAAGCAGGCTTTTGCGATAAAGTTCTTTTTTCGGAAAACGTCGAAAATAAAAAGTTCGCAATTGCCGCCGATGTTTCGCGTTATAAAAACGCGCCTAAAAACCTTTTTGCTCCGCTGCCCGAAAGCGGCGTTAAAAATAGCAATCAAACTAAAAAAGCATTCCTGTAA